CTGAACAGTGTCGCCCTAAGCGATCACGTAACAGCCGTAACAATTAACCGTTCATTTGATGAATTAGAAGTAACAGCTATGGGCGATACAGCTCACAAGTTTGCAAAGGGTCTAGAAGCCAGCACTATCACTATTGACTTCTTAAATGACACAGCAGCAGCTAACGTAAACGCAACACTGCAGGCAGCATGGGGTACTACAGTGCCACTAACAATTAAGCAGACTTCTGCAGCAATTAGCGCAACTAACCCAGAGTATCAAACAACAGTATTGGTTAACAATACTCAAGATGTAAACGGCGCAGTGGGCGACATAAGCACACAGTCAATTACATTTACCTGCCAAAGCCCTATAGTAGTTGACGTAACAGTCTAAGGAGTAATAATGGCAAAGCTAAAGATAACAAGGGCTAATGGCGAAGTATCTGAACACAAGATTACGCCAGGTGTCGAGTACGCTTTCGAGTTAAAGTATGGCGCAGGAATTAGTAAAGTCCTACGTGACCACGAACGGCAGACCGAGATCTATTACTTGGCGCACGAGTGCTTACGTAGGGCTAACGTGACTGTACCTATATTTGGTTTAGAGTTTATTGACAGCTTAGAAACTGTCGAGGTATTAGACGAAGAAAAAAAATAGTACAGCGTGACTCCATTCTCTATACAGTGGCTGCTTTAAGTGTAGAGACTGGGATCGCGCCTAATGAGTTTATTAACATGGACTCAGAGATGCTAAAGGCAATAGTGCAGGTCTTACAAGACAGAGCTAAGGAGATCAAAAATGCCAGTAGAGGTCGTAGGCGTTAAAGATGTCCTAAAAGGTCTAGAGTTTATTGACGAGAATATGCGCCAAAGGATTAGGACTGCAATAGATCCTTTAATGCGTAGTGTAGCAAGTAAGGCTAAAGGATTTGTGCCAGATAACGGCAGCGTATTATCAGGCTGGAGTAAACCAAGTAACCCAGCAATTAACTTTAAACCATTTCCAAAATATGACGCTGCTACTGTTAAATCTGGTATTGGATATAACGCAGGCGAAAATCAAACATTTAGAAACGGATTTAAGATTAGCAACTACGTGTACAACGTAAGCGCAGCTGGTCGCATATACGAGACTGCAGGTCGCAATAACCCACAAGGTCGTGCGCCATTCCAACAGATAAATCCCGGCACACCTAACTCACCAGTTGGCGCAGTGCAAGGATTTGAGGGTACTAGAAGAGCTAGAGAATATACTTATAATAAATCTACTAGAGAATACTCATCTAACAATCCCTTTGCAGGTTACCAGTTTGTAACATCTATGCCAGGGCTTACATCACAGCCTAGAATTAAAGGCGTACGAGGTGGCACTGGTAAAAAGACAAAGGGCAGACTTATATTTAAGGCGTGGTCTCAGGATAGTTCTAAAGTTTATGATGCAATACTGCAAGCAATAAATTCTACAGCTATACAATTCAACAAATCTACAGAGATTAAGAAGGCAGCCTAATGGCTAATGTAGTCGTCTCGGCTATTGCTACCTTTAATGGCAAGGCACTTAAAAAAGGTCAGAAGGATATATCGGCCTTTGATAAGCAAGCACAAAAACTAGGCAGGACTTTTAATCGTGTTTTCGCTGCCACAGCATTAGTAGCATTTAGTAAGAAGGCTATAAACGCCTTTGCAGCCGATGAAAAGGCTGCTAAATCATTAGCAGTACAGTTAGAAAACACAGGCAACGCATTTAGAGTAAATGAAGTAGAGTCTTATATTGCAGGTCTGCAGAGTCTGTATGGCGTATTAGACGATCAATTACGACCAGCATTTCAAACTTTATTAAACGCTACTGGATCAGTAACTCTTAGCCAGCAAGCATTAGAGACCGCACTAAATGTAAGTGCTGGCACAGGTAAAGATTTAGCCACAGTCGTAGCAGCTATAGCCAAAGGCGCATCTGGTACTACCACATCTATAGCAAGATTAGGCACAGGGTTAGATAAAGCAACAATAGCCACTGGTGATATGAATAAGATTATGGCAGCCCTTGATGCAAAGTTTAAGGGTCAAGCACTAGCAAGATTACAGACTTACGCAGGCAAGATGGATTTATTGAAAACATCTGCTGCCAGTGCTACAGAGATTATAGGTAAAGGTTTAATTGATGCTTTGAGTGCCTTGGCTAAAGATAACTCAATAGACGAAGCCACTAGTTCTATGAATAGTTTTGCCTTGGCTACTGCCGATACAGTTAAAGGATTAGGTTTATTAGTTGCCGAAGTTAAAAAGTTTGCAGATAGTGATATTGGAAAATTATTAGCGGCTTTAGCGTTCCTTGCATTCGGATCTAAAAAACTTATTATTGGTGGTGCGCTTGCTTTAATTGGTTACGATATAGGTAAGAGTAATCCTACGCCTAAGCCAAACGTAGGCGGTTATTCAGGCATACCAGATATGCGTACTAGCAAAGCACTTCTTAAAGCACGTAAAGAAGAATATAATATAATTACAAAGAAAAACGCTATAGAAAATAAAAATGTAGAAGAATTACGTAAGAAGTTTGACCTAGAGCGCATAGGACTTACAGCTGCACTAAACGCTGCGACCGATGATGAAACTAAATTACGCCTAAGATCACTATTAGCCATTCTTGATAATAACGATGCTATGGCTAAAAAATTATTAGCAGAAATGGAAGCAACAAAATCTCTACAAAACTTGTCAAGCGTTACAAATCTAACTATTGATTATTTTAGTAAACTAGCGCAAGCGTTAGTAGGCACAGCAAATTACTTAGGTATGACTTACCAACAGATTCTTAATGAAAGATTACGAGAATCAGGTAATATCGGTTTAAGTCCAATTATTCCAAGGACTAGCAGCAATTTTCCATCTTTGCCAGCTAGTTATTTTGAAAACTTAGGAACTAGGTTAGAAGGTAATGCAAATTATGCTGGCATGAGTGCAGCACAAATATCTTCTGAAAGACTTAGAGAATCTGGCAATAGACCTGTAGAGGTAAACTTAACTGTTACAGCACCGTCTAGTGACGCCTTTGCACAAGCAATAGCTCAAAGTCTGCAGGTAGCTGGGCGTAGTGGATATAGCACTGCACCTAATGGCGGATTACCTTAATGCCAATACCAGTAATAAATGCTGTAATTAACTTTAGCACTGCGCCTTTTTTTGCTCAGGCTATGATTTTAGACCAAGGCATTTTAGGTACAAACATATTATCCGATAGCACAGCTGTAATTGTAGATATATCAAATCAAATTAACCGTATTGAAACTAACCGTGGACGCACTGCTTTGTCAGATCAATTTCAGACAGGCACACTTACGCTACGCATAGTAGATCAGAATGGCGATTTTAATCCGCAAAATGTAACAGGTCCGTATTACAATTTATTAACACCTATGAAAAAGGTGCAGATTACTGCAACCTACTCATCAATAACTTACCCTATATTCTCTGGATTCATTACAAGCTACGTTACTACATACCCAGGTGAATCTGGCGAAGATGTAGCAATAACAACAATACAAGCTGTAGATGCTTTTAGATTAGTGCAAATAGCACAAATCAGCACAGTTACAGATGCTTCTAGTGGGCAATTATCAGGCACACGTATTAACAAAATATTAGATGAGATTGACTGGCCTGCCACAATGCGTGATGTAGATGCAGGGCTAACTACTATGCAGGCAGACCCAGGCACTAACCGCACAGCACTGCAAGCCCTAACTACTGTAGCGACTTCTGAATATGGTGCTTTATACGTTGATGGTTTTGGCAGTTTTGTTTTTCAGGATAGAGACGTAACTGCAGGATCTATTGGCGGCACACCTACCGTCTTTGCAGATAACGGCACAGGTATAGATTACTTTGATGCTAGTTGGATTCTTAACGACGTGCTTATATTTAACAAAGCCACTATTACTAGGTCAGGCGGCACAGCCCAGGTAGCCTTAAATCAAGCAAGCATAGATAAATACTTCTTACACAGCTACTTCTTAGACAACCTACTTATGCAGACAGATGCAGTAGCCCTAAATTACGCACAGGCTTACGTGGCTAGTAGAGCTGAGACAAGCATCCGAGTAGATTCCATAGTCCTAGAC